TGCAGGATAGAAGAATTCAACGCCATGGTAGCCGAAATGTCAGAAGGGTTTGAAGAATACAAGCGGGAGTATGAAATGGATAAAACTGTGACTGTAGATGGAATGGTTTATGAGCTTGGCGGGCTTTACAAGTCACAATGCGGCGACATAGTTGGTCTACTTAGCGTTGATATGGGGCGTTTTACCTGTGTGGTGCTTGGCGGTGGTAGGCAGTCATATGGGAGGATTACGGCTTTAACAATGGATAGTCTTGGCGCTATCACCCCCCGCACCTGTTGAGCTTGTTGATGGCAAGGCTTATATGCTTGATTATTCAGACGTAGGCTCTGCAGTTGGGTTTTATGATAAAGAAATAGACTCATTTTGCATACTTAGCATTGAGATGGAAGCTGAATATTGCACAAACATAATCCCGCTAGTGCCAGAGGTGAAGTGATGAAACTACAATATAGAAACAGAGACAACACGCGTAACTGGTTAAAGTATTTGAGCATGGGAGGTTAGAGTGGAGATTTGGCATAACGTAAACCTAACGGTGTTTGTTATAGCGGCAACCATGATGCTTATCGATGTAATTGTATTCAGCAAAAGGGAGTCACCAAGAATAATATCTATACCTGGAAGTATTTCCGCTTTATTTTTAACGGCAAGCTTTCCGCTGTATATAGTTGCAAGCATCTGGACTTAAAAAATAAGCCCTCAATTAAGAGGGCTTTTTATTGATAGTTGCTTAGTTGTTATGGCTTCCACGACTTGGAATAATAATCTATATCCTCAGTCTTAATCACTCCGCGCTTAATTGATAGGTTGCCAGATAGGCAGCATCGAATTGAAACAGCCTCTACCTCACCAATAGGCTTTAGCACTGATAGCGCATGAC